CAAGGGGAGCGCACGCTCCAGCAACGCCTTCGAGAAGTACGTCTGGAACTGCGCGGTTACTGAACCAGTAGTGACCATTTTAGTTTATATCCTTTTGCGACTAGCCGTTCCGATCAACCTCGCCCGCCATCCTCATCAATTCACGTTCCTGCTCGTCTAGCGAGAGTTCGCTGAAAGATTTGGTCTTGGCCGGGCCTGACGGTTGGCTGGAAGCCGGTGTCGTCGCTTTTCTGAGTTGAGCGAGTTCTCGCTCATACTCTGCAACCTTCTTCTTCAAGTCGGAGGCGGTTTCCGCCTGGAGCCTGATCTTGGCAATCCCGACCGCATCCTTGATTCCCGCAGGGTAATTGCGGAGGATCGCGTGGTTTTGCAGCATTTCGGAGACGGCCTTGTAGAGCGAGCTATTGGAATCCTTGAGATCGGGGTTGGCCTCGACCTCCTCAAGCAGGTTTTTGTCCCAGGCCGATTTTAGTTCGGTTTGGGTTTTCTGCTCGATTTCCCTGCGCTCTTCAGTCTCGACTTCGGTGGCTTTTGTCTCAGCGAGCTTTGCAAGATCGTCGCGGCCTTCTTCACGATAGCTCTTTGCCGCCTCCCGGTAATCGTCCGCGCTAAAGCGTCGATTTCCAGTTTTCGGCGTCTCAGAACCAGGCTGCGAAGCCTCCCGCTGGGCTTTCGCCTGCTCGATGGCTTCACGCTCTGCTTTGAGTCTTGCTTTTTCCGCTCGGACATCTTCCCACTCTTTTTCGAGTCTGCCCTTGGCCTTCTCGTATCGGGACGGCTTCTTTTGTTCGGAAGCCGACTCCGACTTGTCTTCTGAAGGTTGCGTTGTTAAAGAACTTTTTGCCTCTTCGGATTTCTCCTCAGTGGCGGAAACTTCACTCGAAGCTTCCTGTTTGGTTTCGGCTTTTTCGTCAGTCGCGGGCTTCTGATCGGTATCTCCGCTGGCCTTTTCGGGTGCGGGTGTTTCAGCTTTGGCTTTCTCGTCTTCCTTGGGAATGGGATTGTATTCCCGTCCCTCGTCAGCCGCCTGCGCCATTGCCAGAATATCCGTCTCCGTCAGGTTATTCGAATCAGCCATTTTGACCCTTTCCTACACCCATTCGCCGGGAGTCATTCGGCGGTGAGGTTAATCGGCTACTGGTTCATCCGATCCATCCCCATAGCCTGAGATGGCGGAGTTAAGTTTTTGGGTTGCGAGCGATTCGAGAACCGCTACACAACCTCTGAAACCTTTAGCATAACCACAAGCCTCTGCAAGTTTGGCACCCTCTTTCATTACAGCGTTTGAATTTTGGCGCAGGGTTAGATTAAGCAAAATAAGGCTAATGCGCTTGCCAGTTGGGGTTCCCAAAAAGGCAGTCCAAGCCTTCTCGTCCTCGTCCTCCCACTTGGGTTCGTCCACCCATTCCTGGTTGCGGATGAAGGCTAGGATAGCTTTGATCTTTCTCATACCACTACCGCCCAGGAATCGCCCTGGAAAAGCGCGACTTCCTTGCTGTTAAGAGTCTCGGATAAAGCCTTCTGTATAGCCTGGAAGGACCAATCGTGGCCAGCCAAGACCCCGCCTTTACGCAGTTTCGGCTTCCACCCCTGGATGTCTGCCACAACCGCCTCATGCCTGTGATCGCCATCGACATAAACTAGATCCAAGGATTCATCGCCAATATCAGGCAGTGCGTCAAGACTTTTCCCCCGCTTGAAGGATACGTTACCAAGTCCCTTGGCACGGTTCTGGAAAGCCTCGAAAACAAACTTCATCGGGCATTGGTGGCTGGCAACGTCGTTCAGGTCGTACCCGTTAATCCAAGGATCGACCGCCAGCACCTCCTTGAAATACTTGGCAATAACCTCGGTACCCTCGCCGCTATATGCGCCGATCTCAACGGCCTTTCCGTTTGCGCCTTTCTCGTTTGCCCACTGGCAAAGCTTGGCCAACCCTTCCTGCTGGAAGGGCGGGCGCATTACGGGAACCTTCAAGCAGGCATCGGAGCGGCGGGTTGTGCGCCTTGCGGAGCAATCTGCTCGGCAGCACGCATTTCCTGTTTGGCCGCATCACGAAGCTGTTTCTGGATGGCGCGGGAGGTATTAGGATCGACCTGCTCCAAGGCAGCCAAATGCTGCTGGAGGTGCTGCATGAGTACCTGCATGGACGCCTGATCGACGGGTTGCTGGCGGACCTGCGCCGCCTGGTTGAATTGAAAGAGAACCTGGATGTGGATCTTGTGGTCGTCGGAGGGCTTGATCTGGACGGGGAATCCAGTGGCAAGCATAGTGGCGATTTCTGCCGCCTGATCCTCGGCTTGGTCGCCCATACCAGCCTGCGGGTCTTGGAATAGACGGCGCACCAGCGAAGGATCGTCCTGCTCGATGACGGACTTGACCAGTTCGCCTTGGTTTACAAAAGGATTCCCTTGGAACATTTGCATCCGGGCGACGGCTTTCTGGAGCGAGAACTGGCGATTGATAAAGTCCAATCCACCCTTCGGCTCAATCGAGTACTCCTCGTGGATACCTTCTGGCGGCATCGCGCCTGTCTCCTCGGCATAACGGAACATGAGGTCGCGCTTGTTGTACTGGACATAAAGCGACCAGCACTGCTTGAAGAGATGTGACAATCCCATTCGGAAGATGCGGTTACGAAGATCGCCTGACGCTGCGGCTTGAGCCTGCAACGCCGAAATCTCAGTGGCGGTCTTACGGTCTGAAACTTGATACTGCGAACCAGCCCCAAAATCGGGATTGCCCATGCGGGCTTCTGCCAGCATCCGCTCCTCCAGCATCAAACGCTGGAAGTCGAAGGGCGGCTGGCTGAATTGCACCGGCTTCAACCCTTGCGGAAGGATCTGGCCGGGTTGCATTTTCAGGTTGGCGGTGTTGAGGCTGATCGGATTCTGCGCCTCGAAAACGGGTCGGTTGGCCAGTTCAACGTAATCGCTCAGGCTATTCTTCAGCTTGTTGAGCAGATTCTCTCCAGGGAGGAGGATTTCTGCGACTCCCCGTGGACTGTACCAACCGCCCCCTGTTACTTCATAGGGGAAATCAACGAAAGGAGGTTCGCCGTGCCGATAGGGAAGGATGAACGGTTTCCTTACATCCTCGGTGACAACCAGCGGGCTGTAAGTCTCAACCTTCCATCCGTCCTCGGAGGGCGTATACATCTCCCAAAGAATGATGCGATCATTCTCAGCCTCCTGAGTAATTCCCTCGCGGCGGTAAATCTCGTCCTGAATCTCACTTCGTAGGCCCACCGATTTGGACGGCTTACCCGAAATGATCTTGATGAAGTTCTCGTCCTGCTTGTAGAGGGGATTAGCCTTATAGGAATCGACGCTGGTTGAGATGATGTGAACAATGAAATCGGCATCTTTAAATTCCTTGGTGTACGAAGGTACGATAATATGGAAGGGATCAATCGCCTCGAAGTCAATGCGCTTCTTGTCCTCGTTCCAGATGACCTTGGCGACTCCGCGCCCGTAAAGCAGGATGTTGTCGATGACGGAAACGATCTCCTTCTGGAAGTTGGACTTCTCCCGCATCTGATAGTCAAACCAACGCTCGGCGGAAACGGTCAGGGGGGTCAACTGCTGGCGCATCGGTACGAAGCTGGAAAGGATGTCGTTGCCGATGGCGGAATTGACGAAGGAAGGCTTTAGCTTCTCAATGGCCGTGTCGATCAACTGAACGTGCAGATCGGCTGCGGTCGGCCAAGGTTTGACCTTCCGGCGGACACCGAAGTAGCGGGCCTGGTAAAACAGACGTTGCCGGTTCTCCCAGGTTTCCCGCTGGTTGAGGGCTTCGATGATCCTGACGTAATAATCGTTACGGCGTGTGTCTTTGGCGTTCATTGTTCCCGCTCCCTGTTCAGTTCAAATTGAAGATCGTTGACATAATGCAGAGCGCGTTTTGCCCATGCACGGACGGCAGGATCAGAGTTGCGAACAGCCGGATAGTTCTCATCGCGCATCAGAGCCTCAACGGCCCCGGTCGTGTTCGTTGTCGGGGTCGTCGTGGCGCAGCCACCAAGGCTGAGGGCCAAGATCGCGATCAATGGAATCACGGTTGTTGCGCCACTCGCCTTCGGCGCGGTCAATGCGCTTCTCTTTCCAACCCGGAATGAGGCGAAGGATCGACGCGATGATATTAAGAATCGCACCGATCACTTAAAGTTATTTGATGTGGAGGCCGAGCGTCTTGAGGAAGTTGACGACTTTCTCCAACGCCGAATCGTCGGCGGGGGTCGGGGTCAGCTTCACAATGATACGCGCGGCAAGCACGATGCCACCAAGGGCGGCAACAATCTCGGTCCAATTAGAAGTAATCCAGTTCCAGATATTCATATTAACCTCCTGCGTCGAAGCCAGCCATAACGGGATCGCTCGATTCCATCAAGGCTTGCAATGACCTCCACGTTGGCTTTTCCACCGGGAAGGTCAAGTCGAAACTGATATTACCACCATCAAGGCAGAGGGCAAGGGCATCGGCTCGGTCCGGGCTGGCGAGTCCCCTGGCTCGCATCGAATCTTTGGATTCAACACCCAGCTTGCCTTTGGAATTAACCAGGCTACGGCGGCAGGTCAGTTGCGCCGTTAGTTCGTCGTCTTCGGGCAGGATGATCTCAGCCGCCTCGATCTTCTTTGCCATGCCGTACCACATCTCGGCAGCACGGTTTGTATAGGCATCGGTGTCGTAAGCGGTGGAGCCAAAGTTGACCCGCTGTACTTCCCAGCCTGCCTCGGCCAGGGCATCGCACATGGGCATACCCAGGCCGCTTGCGTCGGCATAGATGTCTTCGGCTTTTAGGCCGTGCTTCTTAAATTCCACAATAAACCTGCCTACCGCAGACATGGTATCCCTTTCGCGCCATGCCGTGATAGGCAGAACCTTGTTGCCATCCCGCACGCAAAGCACGTTGCAGTCGCCGCCAGCCGCAAAGTCTACACCGGCGATCTTTGTGCCGGGCTTGAAGTCCGGTGGGCTGGTAAGGCAGTTCTGAAGCTGGTTCAGGTTAATAATCAAACTCTCGTTGCCGATGTCCACAAACTCGCCATAGATCATGGAGCGGGTCAGGGGGTGCTTCTCTCCGTACCGCTGGATAACCTCGTCGATCTGCTTCTGGGTAATATGGGGACAGTCAAAGGCGGTCACGGCGTGCTTCTTCCACATATCCGCTTCCTTGGTAAAGGCGCGATAGAAGGCACCGCTTGACCCGCCGGGGCTGGAGGCGATTAGCAGTCGCGTTGGTTGGCACCGACTGATAGCCTCGAAGAGAGGGTCGGCAACGGTCTTGGCCTCGTCCACCACCATAAGCAATGGCGCGGTTTCGTGGTTCTCGGCGTGCCAGCCTTCAGCACGGCCAGGATCGGTCGCAGAATAGCCTATAATGCGCGATGTGTTGCCGTCAGGGTGCAGGTAGCGGATTTCGCCGGATGTGACCTCCCAGGGGCCACCAAGCTTGGCGATGTGGGAGCGAAGGCTAGGCCAAAGCTGGGACTCGACCTGGCGGAAGACCCCGGCGGTCGTGACCGCAATGGAACGCTTGTAGACGAGCGCGTGCCATATCAAAACGCCGGAAATTACCGTGGAAGTCTTGCCGGAACCGTTGGCGGCGCGTAGAGCCACCCTAGCGTC